ACAACACACAGGTTCGGGTGTCCTACAACACGCCTACGTCCTGCTTTTCCAAGCACCTCCAAACGCCGCACTACAGGTCTACGTGTAGGATAGCTCTTCAGCCGGTTTCCCGCCTGATTCTGCCTAACTTCACGAAGAAACTGTTTTCCGGTTAGTTTCGGATCACTTTACTAGGGATCAACCTAGACATCACTAACACCTGGCGTACTAACGTACTGCCCGGAGGCTCCCAACCTCATCCCGAAACACAGGGATCGAGGTGCAGTGTCTCTGCACAAGGCTTAGTGCGGGCGCCCCCTGCTCGGCCCACAGAAGGGTAGGGGCAGGGCTTTCCCACAGGCCACAGGTTGATAGGTGTCATCATCAGTCTTTACTCCTAATTTAGATATACCGTCCCCCCCGGTCGCCAACCACGAAAACCATGGCACGACGCTCTTTAATACTTGGGTGTTGCACCTGCCTTAGCAGGCCCGACGACAGAATCGCGCATGGTCGCCTGACCATCCGTGCTGTACGCTGGAGGGAAGTCGTAATCCCTTCTCATAAGGTCCTGGTCATCCAGGAGCCTTACAGGAACGGCCACGGTCCGCTCACCCACCACCCTCTTTTCACGGAACGCACGCTCCTCGTGCGTTCTCTGCCGACACCTCTCATTTGTCAACCTCCTTCCATGCCACTGTGAAGCGGCAAAAGACAAGGTCTGGACCTCACCACAAACAGGTCTAACCGGACGTACGGCTGACAGGCTCAGGCAATAACGAATGCCATCTCGCCAACCGTGCCATGCCCACGCCATCTGGAACTTCCAAGAAGCTCCTTCTAGAGCGGACATGCGTCTGATTTCCTCTGTAGTTTCCCCTTCGGGCACGCGAACAAACTCCTCCGGATGGAGGACGATGTTGTGTCCTATAGGGGCCTGCGGAGGTTTCACCTCCTCGCTCGACCAACAAGCGAGACCAAAGAGTCGCCCAAGTCTCAAGCTTAGCGATCCACGGAAGCCGAGCTCATGAAGAGTCAATCTAGTTGACCTCAAAGAGCCTATCTTCTTACGGAACCAGACCATACCCGCCCGAAAGCGGATATTACTGGAAACGCCTGCAAGAAACAGGGAGAACTCACGACCGAGAGAAGTCACAAACTCGGACTGGCGTAGACGGCCGAAACGAAGAGTTGGCACGACCCGAAGGTAGCCACCAACTCGACGTAACAGAGTACTGTTCAAATAACCGTACTCACCGTCAACACTCGTCTTTGTACGCTCGACTTCTAAACCGAGCCCGCCAACCGTCGACATCCATCGCTCCGAAACCTCGTGGGAGGACTGGAACAATATGTCGTCGCCGTTGATCAGACAGGGAACCCGAATCGTCTCCTTCCAGCTGAGTCCGCTCGACCGCAATGACCATAAAAAGGCCAAACGGTTCTGCAAACACAGAAGGGGAAAAGACAAATAGGAACCCATCATCTGCCCAATGCGCGGCACACCCACGTCAAAACGTTCTTTACCGCCAAAGCCGTCATCTTCGAGCCAATACAAAAAAGGCCGAAGAATCTGCTTAGCGCGTTCACGAACGGACGGTGGGATGATGGACGACGTCGACAACATGGCCTCCACGGCGACTTCAGCTACTTCGATTGACAAATTGTCAGTCGCAGAAGCGTAGTCTCCTGAGGTCAAGATGCCGCAGTCATTGAACCCGGCCCGAGCGAGCATATCATCCGTCACGTCGCCGCGAGCAATCCATCGCGTCTTACTCAGATGGTTGTAAACCGTCTTATGTAATGGCCGCAATAGGAGCTCGTCAGCAGAAAACTTCGTCAACGGACGAGGCTTGCCAGACGATTGGACGACTATGATCTGAGCCTCGGGTAAAGGGCGATCGGGTCG